TGGATCGCCATTGATAGCGCCACAGAATTAAGCCAGCGCTGCTTTGCTGATGTCGAGATAGAGTTCGCCAATAACGCGAACGGCTTTGAAAAGTGGGGCGTGTACGAGCGCAAGATTACTGCTGCGCTCAAGTGGGTGCGTGACTTGGATATGCACGTACTGATCACTGCACTCGCAAGCGAAGAGAACGACGACAATGGCGTCACAAACTACTGGCCCATGCTCGTGCAAAAGAAAGTGCAGAAGCTAATACCAGCTTTGTACGACCATGTGTTCTGCCTCGTACGCAAGACGAGCGAGGCGAAAGGAAAGCTGGATGTGAAGCGTTACCTCGTCACAGACCAGATCAACGGATGGCACGGCAAGACCCGTGACCCGCATAGACGCCTCGCCGCATTCGAGGAGTGTGACGATGTAACCGAACTATTGCGCCGCATCTACATGACCGAAGCGCAATTCAAAAAACACCAGCAAGGAGTATCGAAGTAATGTCATTCAGTGAAATGGGATTTGAAGGCGAAGATTTATCAGGCGTCGAAGTGCGAGGCGGTCAAAGCATCTTGGGTGCGGGTCGTCACGTTGTTAATATCGCCAGCGCAGAGGTCGAGAAGGATGAAAAGAAAAAAACCATCCAGCTTGTGCTCGGCTACGAGAACGATGATGGCGTGATCCGCCAGTGGATATACAAATACCACGATGGCAGCGAGGCCGCGACACGCATTGGTCTCGAGCAGATCGTTAGCTTGCTTACGTGTCTCGGGCATGACGCAAAGAAGACGCCGCACCCCTCGTACTTTGTGGGTAAAAAGGTGGGCATCGTCGCAAAGGACGAAGTTTATAACGGCAAGACATCAACCAAAGTGAAGTATCATTTCACTGTATCCGAGGACACCAAGAGCGAAAAAGCGGGTGACATCGGAGACGATGAAATTCCGTTTTAGGAGACGACCATGCACCCTGTTTCGCCAATAGCAAAAAAAATAGTCGAGCAAATAGACGCGGGGTACGCGGGAGAAGATCGGGGAGAAGCCCGACAGTACATTGGGGCAAGCATGGCAGGGACAGACTGCATCGCGCAGATGGCCCTGTCATTGCGTGGCTTTCCTGATCGCGAACCTGACCCCACGCTCAAGCGCATATTTTTTGCGGGGCACCGCATTGAGGATTGGGTGGTTAAAGACCTGATTAAGAAAGCTGACGTGCGCGTGTGGGAGAAGGATGACTTCACGGGCCGACAGCATAGGCGCGAGTGGCTTAATGGTCATGTCGTGTGTCACGCTGACGGGCTGATTGATTTTGAGGACGGGGATGGCCCAGCCATTCTCGAGATCAAATCGATGAACGATGCGAACTTTAAGAAGTTTGTGTCAGTTGGCGTCAAGGCGAGCCATCGGAAATACTATCGTCAGATGATTATGATGATGGCTATGTTCCAGATCGAGCGAGCGTTCTTCATCTCCTATTGTAAGAACACGAGCAAGTACCATGCGGAACTGGTCGCGTTCGATCAGGAAGAATGGGATGGAATGTACGTCAAGATACAAGCTGCGCTCGACGGGCAAGCTACTCGCGTATCTGACAAGCCCGAGGATTGGCGATGCAAGTTTTGCTTCAAGGTCGATAGCTGTTGGAGCCCAACCAAACTCAAACCCGCTTGTAACTTTTGTTCGCATAGCTTTGCGAACGAGAACGGCGGATGGAACTGTAAATTATCTGGCAAAGAAGCGAGAGAGCCGTGCGATAAGTTCGAGCAATTCGCGCCAGAACCAAAGGTGTAACATGGATATCTATGACCAACTATCCGATGTGCGGCAGCGCGTGGTACGCAAGGAAGCTGACATCGAAAGCATTAACGAGCGGCTCGACGGGATGGAAGAACCCAGTACGGATGACGTTCATAGGGCCGAGACCAAGCTGCGTCACGAGCGAGACAGGCTAATCGAACTCAAGTGCAAGCAAGTCATACTCGAGTGCGAGATACTGAGGGAGCGAAAGAATGGTTAAGTCACGAGACATGCCGCTGCAAGAAGCCTCGCTCATAATCAACAAGGATCGCAATAACGAGTACGGCGAACCCCACGAGAATTTCATGTCGATTGCAAACATGCTCAACGAATTGCTCAAACCTCAACTCGCCGAAGGTGCGAAGCTGGGGCCAGAGCATGTCACGATGATTATGATGGCGGTCAAGCTGTCGAGGATGGTTACGTCACCCACGAAGTTCGACACGTACGTGGATATCTGCGGCTACGCTGCCGTGGGTTGGGAGGCAGTCAGGATCGAGGGGGCAAAGAATGTCAAAAGAAAGTGATGACGCCAAGCAGCAAGAGAAGATACGACAAATAAGGAACCAGCTTAGAAGTTCCCAAGCTGGCTCCGTTTACGCTCGAGCGAAAGAGGGGGTGACTGTTACACTCAGGGACATGCCTTGGCCCGATGAGGATCAATCGTAGCCGCCGCCGTAGCCGCCGCCGTAGCCCCCACCATAACTTCCGCTGCCGCCTTGCCCTGCGTTCTTCACCCCAGCAATCCTATCGACTATGCTTTCTCGAGCAGAGTTAGGTAGGAAGGGCATTACTCGACCAGTGGTTTCTCTTACGGCGGCGCGGCGTATCCCGTTTGCCTCGTCACCCTCAATCAAAGAGTTGATCCCTTGGGTTACTGTCAGGGCGTCATGGGCAAGTCCAAGGGTGGGCCCAGCTACCGCTTCCATCACTCTGTTCTGTCCATACGCACCGTTGTCAGATTGCGATGCTATCTCGAACATCAAGTCGCCGAGGAAGCCAAAGCCAATCGCTGCGACGAAGCCATCGAAACCCCACCCGAAGAACTTATCAAGAAACTCATTGTCCTTAAAGCCTTGATACATTCCTGAGTGCTTGCTCAATCTGCGGTCACGAACTGCGTGTTGCCTGTTGTCCTCTCCGCCTCTACCCTGCACGATGTCCTTTACTGCTACTGCCCCTGCCCCGAAGGCGGGTGCCGCCGTTAGAAGGGCTGCGAGAGGCGCTAGGCGGTTGTCTGAGGCGCCGACAAACGCTTTGGCGAAGTTCCCTGTCCGATTGATTGCACCCTCACCAGCAAACGCCTCACCGAATGCGTTGCCAATCAAGCGGCCCATCATAATCGGGAAGGACTTTAGCTGCATCACAATGGCCCCGAGCGGTGTCTGCCCCCACAGCACAATGTCGTTTGGATTGGGCGTGAAGATCATCTTGTTCGTTAGCTTGATAACTGAGGACGAGATGGCTTTGCTTCTCGGGTCTTCTCTCTCTGAGCCCCGTGTCTGCATGATCATATCGATGTCGCCCTCTTGATAGAGGTCTTCCAGCCCTTCCTCTTTCAGAATGCGTTTAGCTATGCGGCCCGCTCGTGAGTTGGGGTACTCTCGAGCAATCCGCGATTGCGCCTTGAGGTGCTCGTAGCTAACCGCAGCGCCAATGTCTCTCATCGCGTCAGTCCAAGGCGTTAGCAATGTCGAGTTAAAGAAGCCACTCATAAACTGGGTGCTCTCGACCCCGTGAGCCATCGTCATCCGTTGATGCACCACGTTCTCGGTAGCCGCTCCGATATTGCGGATCATCTCTCTGTACGCTTTGCCGCCTTCTCGCTGGCTCATGTAACTCGTAAGCGCTTTTGTGTACGCCTTCACGTCACCTGTGCGAACGAGCGGGAGCACAAGGTCAGGTATCGATGTGAGCGTGGTGTAAGTCAGAAGGGTGACAGCGTTGATCCCTCGCAGCCACTTGCTTGTATCAGCCATCGCATAAAGCCCGTGCATCCCCTCGATTGGGCGGCGCACAGCAGCGTTGTAAAAGCCGTTGGCATGTTTGACGTTGGCTGCCGAAGTGAGAACCGTCAAACCTTTCGTGTCGTTTAAGGCGTTGGCGATTGCTGTTGCTCTCTTTTTAAAATTGTTCCGCATTATCTGGGCGTTTTCTGTGCCCGTCAGCGCAGCGTCGAGAGACTGCATAATGCTTTCTTCTATCTCGCGAGCAGACGCACCAGCTTTTGCCATCGCAATTAGCTCGTCAGCTTTAGCAAGCGCAGGGTATTCTTCTTTGAAGGGTGACATGAATACGTTGTGATCAAAACTCTTCTTGAACAGACCCTCTTCACTGCCAGCGTTGATCGCGTAATTAGTGCGGAGAATTTTGTTACTGCGTAGAAGCGTTGCTATGGTCGCTCGTCCCGCTGTTGGCGAAGCCAAGATTGCGGTGTAGTCGTGATACCCGTGTGCGCCCACCCCGAATGCCTCGGTCATATCAAGTCGGTGCTCGAGGTTGTCCGAGTATTTGGTCATGGCGACGAGGATATCATTCTCGAGATAACCTGCGAGACTGTCGGGGCTTTCAAAGTCGGCGAACCGCTTGAAGTCTTGCAGGCGGATCATGCGCTGATAATCGAGGTGGTCGTCTGATCCTACTGCCTTTAGTTGCGCCGAAGTCTGGGAGAGCACACCGTCTTCGTCTGTTAGTTTAGTAACAATCCGCTCGGCAATCTCTTCCGCACGGCCTGTTGCGTGAGGCGCACCGCCCGTGGATGCTTGCTCCACTTTGAGATACGCCGCCATGCGCCGAACGAACTCATCTCTATTGGCTAAGATCATGTCTTTGCGCCAAACCTGCGGGAAGTAATCTTCGCCCACGTCACCCACTACCATGCCAGCTTGGCGCATACGCCCGACTGCGCTGCCAAGGTAAGAACGGATTTGATCGTAAACCGCCCTCTCTTGTGCGTTGAGCGTTCCCGCCTTGGCGCTATTGCGAAGGGCGCTCACAATATTCATGTGCGATGCGGGCTGAGAAGCTCGGCGATTAGGACTAAAGCCTACGGCACTCATGGCGGCTTGAGCCATTTGTGTTGGCCCGTTCTGCCAGTATCGACCAAACACATTCTTGCTGTCGGGCAACTCGTTTAGCATTCTCGTTAGAGGCATGAGGAACTTGCCCATCCCCTCGTTCGTACGCTCGAAGTGACCGCCCGATCCGTCCTCTGGCTCGAAGTGATTGGCGAGCCACCGTATCCCAGACTTACGCATGATTGCGCTGTTGGTTGCGAGCGGGTTCCAGACGTTAGACTTTCTGATTATGTCCTTGCCGTCCTCGCCGATGTTGCGCCCGTTGGCTGCGGCAATCATCTGATCGAGTGTGCGAGGTGGAACACCGCCCGCCTCGAGAACTCTCGACGCATTGGCAACGATGTCAGCGTACGGTACGCCTTCTTGCACGGAAGTGATGACGGCTCGGTTAAGACCGCTAGGTGTTGTCTCGCTGGCCCCAAGAACAGGCTCGGCATCCGTAAACATATTGGACTTAACGGGTCGTACGTCTGACGAGTTGAGGATTACTCGCTCGCCGCCGACCGAAATGCTTGAGAAGCCATGCTCTCGAAGGATGCGGTTCAAGTGCTGTTTGCCGCCCGCTATTAGTGCGAGGCGAGAGTACATCTCGGTTGCCGACATGGTGTCCATAATGCCTTTGACACGCGCTTCGACGTTAGTGCGGGCTGTGCCCTCGGCAGCGTCTCGACGCAGGGCCGAGATAATTTTCTGCACCCCATCAGAGTTGCGGCTTACTGCGCCCACAATAGCAACGGGGTTTCTGTCCCGCACAAACACTGGCTCAACATCAAGAAGGTCAGTTACGCCAAGCTCGGCAAGCTGGCCCTCAATGTCCTTTGCCATCTCCCTTTGCAGGGCTATGTCGCCGCCCTTATTCATGGCACCTCGCAAATCAGACAGAGTGTCGATCAAGTCGGCGGCTTCTGATGCTTGTGGCTCGTCCAGCCCGCTGACTAATTGATCTATGCGGTGGTGCAGATGATCAACAGGGGCGTCATCGATGCGAGAACCAATAAGGTCGGACGCTGAGTTACGAACGCTGCGATACATGACCTGTGCGCCGTTGCCAGTGAAGGCGTCAACTGCGTCAAGCTGGGCGACATTCATGCGGTCGATGACTGTTCGTGCGTACTGAGCCGCAAACTCGCTCGGGACTTTGCTGTCGTAAACATCCGCGTGAGATGTGGAAAGCATGTCACTGGCACCATCGCCGTCGAACGCGCTGCGTACGAACGGAACAGGGAAGCGGCGGCGGGCCGCCTTGCTTGCGACCACGCCGTCGAGAACGTAGCTTGCCGAGGACATCATGTCCTCGGAGAGAGATAGCTCGAGGTCATCGAGGCGGGGGAGGTCATCACCGCTAAGAGTTTCTCGCATCCTCGCAAGGTCTGAGCCCGTGCCTTGGTCATCAGCAAAGTCAGCAAAAATTTTGCCGAGGAGGGCGGAAGGGTCTTGATCGGTCTGACGAGCGTAACCGTTAAGCAAACGACGGCTCGCAGGGGTCAGTACCTCAGTCGCATACAAAGTTCTGCCGATGTACTGCAACGTCTGGGTGATGTCGTCAGACTTGGATACGTTTGTTCCAAGGTTGCGTATCTCTTTAAGAAAGCCATTCCAGCCTTCGGTTGCTTTTGTGGCAGGGAATTGAACGCCCAGCCTTGCAAGCCGCGCCGCAATGGTGCGGCTGGCGAGTTGTTTCTCACCCGTACGGTGGTTGATCGCCCCAAGGAACGAGCGCATAGAAACGGGCGCGTTGGCGGGTATGCCAAGCTCTGTGCCAGTGCCTATCTCTTGACCCACCTCGGCAACTACTGCTCGGTTGACGATGGCCCCAAGAGGCAGGGTTTTCTTGCCGTGGTTTGGCCCGCCCTTTTGTTTTGAGAACGCCAAGCGGATTGCGTCACGCTCTTTTTTAGAAGCATCATCCTTTCGAGACGTTGCTCGGGCGAACGCTGCGGTAAGCTCGTCTTTGTTCATACTAGAATACTTGGCAACGAGCTTTCTCATTTCATCATCGACAACTATGTTGGCGGTCTCATCGCTCTTGTTAAAACGCTTTTTGATTTCTGTCGCGATCTTGCCGCCATAAGTGCTTACTGCGCCCGTGGCGACTTTCTTTGTTCCCTTGCTGTTTGTCTTGGTTGTCTCGCCCACAGACAATTCGTCCATAAACATCTCGAGCAAATCTTCTGTGCTTGTTTGCTGCAAGTTTACGCTGTTGGCTTTGGCCTCGCTTGTTGAAGAGCCTGCCTTTTCTGGCTTGGTGTTTTTCTTTGCATATTCCGCCATCCATCGGCGAAGGTTTGAAAGTGCCGAACCCTTCTTTGCGTTGACCACCTTTTTCATGTTCTTGCCCGCCATGACCAGCTTCATTTTAGCAGGCGTCAGGTTCACGGATTTACGGAGGTCGAGTATCTCGTCAGACATGCGGTACTCGGGGATGTCACCACCCTCGATATTCATGTACTCGTCATTAAGGATGGTAAGAACTTTGTCTACGAGAGGATTAACGTCCTTCTCGACAAGTTCAGTCATCTGCTTCTCGAAGCCTTCCTTGTAGGCGTTGCCCGACAAGATGTAATCAGCCCCGTATCCGTCGATATTCACCTTCTCTTTGTAAAGAAGCTGATTGATTTCTAGTGCAACGGCCCGCATTTTGCGGCGAACAGGAGCGGGAAGCGCGGTGAGCGGCCCCGTATTTGCGCGGAAGTCCTCATTGGTTTTGATTGCAGCAATCGCCCTATCCGTTTTCGTAAAGCCCATTCCGTTTAGGTAGTGGGCGACTTCGGATAGGTAGGTTGCGCCACCAATGGTGTCGTCCGTATCGGAGTTATTGTTGGGCATCTTCTCTTTGTATCGGCCCATTGCCTCGAACAACTGCACGTATCTTGCACGAAGAACGCCACCAAGTTTTGTGCTTGCTTCCTTTGGATTGGAGAAGCGAGTACGAGCAAGCTCGTTTTTGTCTGTAA